TTATGCCTTATTACAAATTTCCTGAAGAGTGTTATGAGGTAGAGGAATGAATTGCAATATTTGCAGAGAGCATGAAGCGTCCAGAAAGGACTATCGCTTTATAGATTCTTGTGGGTTGCAAGGAAGCGTAATCGTATGCGAATGGTGCTTTGACCTTAATGATGTTGCTATCTCTGATATCATTAGGAACAATCTTGATCCGAAAGAAGAATTTTATCACAACAATGAGGAGGAAGAATGACATCAAAAGAATATGAATTTATGAGAAAGCAGTTCCTTATGGAAACCTTGAATCTTTCAGATGCCAAACGAATTGAGTATACTGAAGGGAATCACGAGACCAATGTATTATGGAACTTTGAACATATTGGGAAAACTTTGGGACTTACTCCCATGAAAGTGTTGTCTGTATATTTACAGAAACATATTAGTAGTTTATTGAACTACTTAAAAACAGAGAAAGAATATGCAGAGAGTATCGAGGGTAGGATAATGGATATGATCAATTATCTTTTGCTCTTGCTCTGTATGATCAGAACATACAAAGGAGATAAAAATGAAACGATTCCTAAAAGCAATGGAACTGGTAACTCAACTAATACTGGGAAAGGAAGCGACATCTAAACCTAAGAGGAAGAAAAGGAAGTATAAGAGGAGAGTGAGGAAGGCTAAGTAATGGATATTCTATACTACACATGGGAACTATTTACGGCAGATGAAAAGAACGCTTGGTGGTTGATGATGGTGGTGTTTGCCTGTACCTGTATTACTTTTATATACACCAATGTAAAAATGCGGGTACACTTGGAAAAGATATCCAAAAAACAAAAGACCTTTTTGGTTGCCCTTTGGCTACTGGCTGAAGGCGAGAAGGACGAACTTCAATTAATGATGGAACAGGAGGAGGAAGAATGATAGTGCTAGACCTTTGGGAATGGGTGGTGAACCTGTTCATCCTTTCGATGAGCTTCGTTACCCTTACAATGGTAATGTTCATTGCCTGCTTGGTGGTATATACAATACAGGACTGGAGAGGAAAATGAAAGAATACATGGAGTTGCAGTTGGAAGTTCTGAGATATGAACAGATGGTGGAACGAAGAGAAGAGAAGATAAAAAGATTACAGAGCGTGATCGCATCCCTAGACCCGAATGATTTACAGAGATTCAGGTGTTGGCATTGCGATTGTGAACTGATCTGGGGTGGAGACCACGACATACAGGAAATCATACTAGACGAGGACAAGGAAGGTATCGCATCCAATTTTTCCTGTTCTAATTACGACTGCAACACTCATGTTGAAGTATACCATTTTAGCCAAGAAGAAGAATAGGCATGGTAAAGTATACCCACAACCATAAAACGCCGTTAGAAGCAAAGGTAATGCTCTTATTGGGTATATGTGGGGCAAGACCTAGTGAGTTCAGTTATCATAACTGGGGAGACAATAGAACTTTAAGATGGAAAGAAGGTAAAAGGATAGGTAAGGATGTCAGGGATTATGTGAAGATGGTTTTTGTTGGGGAACACGATCAGGTTCTGAGATTCGCTGAATTTATGTATCGAGACCGATTAGACAAGCGATGTTACAAATATATTATCGCCCCTCTAAAAAATTAATTTGGAACTTTTTGAAACCTAGAGCGTATAATGGGAAACGGCACACACAAAAAGGAAAACAAATGGACACACAATTAAAACAAGTATTAGAAAAATCGCCACCGCTAGACTGGGGAGATTCTTATCATCTTAGATATGATTCTTTAAAGAATTACATAGAGGATTTAGAACATCAGTTGTACTGGTTCAAAGAAGAGAGAATGGTAGAGGAGGCTAAGGATGGATACGAACTTGTAAAAAGGTCTAATGTCAAGCAAAGCACATTAGATAGCTACAAAAAAGAATATAAAGATGTGCAGTTAGAGTACGGACAACTAAAGAAACATTTAAAATACATAAACAAACAAAGGAGTAATAATGAAATTAACTAATGAACAAAAAATAGAATTGCAAAGATTGCAGTACGATCCTTGCGACAGGCACTTGAACATATACCCCGAAGACTTTAGGGGAAGTATCTGGAAAGAAGTTTTACAGTGCTTAGGCATTGATGATTGCTACGGGGTTACTCTTGCTGTCGTTGGAATCAAAGAGGAATTTGAGGAGGAGTAATGAAATCATACCATTGGACAATAACTGCTAGTGGGTTTATAGAAGCACACTCACTTGGAGAAGCAAAGGAGAAGCTGAAAGAAGATGCTATTGGGTATATCATAGATGATGAGAAATACTGGGAGTTTGAGGTTGAAGATTCTTTACCATACGAAGAAGAAGAGGAGTGATGTCAGGATATAGTTAAAGATTTTAGTGGCATAAGACACTAAATATCAATAACTTAAAGGAGTAGTTGAATGTTAAAGAGATGTAGTAGATGCAAACACGAAAAGCCCAAGAGGGACTTCTATGTCAATAGGCAGAAGCATGATGGTAGACAGACCACATGTAAAGTATGTCAAAGAGAATATCATAATAAACGATGGTACAAAGGGAACAGAGAAAAAAGAATTAAAGACATGAAGGAAAGAAAGCGGAGATTGAGGGATGAGAACTACGAGAAGATATTGTATTTGTATTTTATAAAGGGGTGTGTTGACTGCGGTACAAGAGACCACCGAGTTCTGGAGTTCGACCATGTTAAGGGAATCAAGAAGAAATCATACAAGACAGAGGGCATATCCTACATGGTCAGGAATGGATATAAGTGGAGTACGATCAAGCGAGAAATAGAGAAGTGTGAGGTTCGCTGTCGTAACTGTCACAAGATAAGAACCTATAAACAATACGGTTATTATAAAAGTTTAAGAGGGATGATAAAAGAATATGAAAAGAATATGGAACTTACTGATAGTAAGAGGCGTTATGAGTGTGTAACATGAAAGAAACAACATTTAATAAAGAACTTCAAGATTCACTTAAAGTGAGGTATGAGTATCATGGCTTCAATGGCGAAGAGCATGTGCGAGTACCGATCATGTACGATCCGAAGACTGGATTCACCTATGATACTGGAGACCTATACGACATAAAAGGAGACGATGATGTTCAGTGTATTGAGCAAGTTAAAGTACAGGATAAATAAAGACATACAACAGGCAGAGGAGCAGTGGGACAACAACCCGAACAATGACTATTACTTTGCTGAGATATGTGGATTAAGGCGTGCCCTTGAGCATATAATAAGGGCAGAGGCGGGAGAGCTCACAGCCTTAGATAAGTGGGCAGAACAACAACAAGGAAAGGAACAACATGCAACTACAACTAGGAACAGGGCAGGAAGTTAGTATTCATAACGTAGAATCCATATCCGTGGAAGAAACCAACGAATACTTTTCTCACAGCCAAAAGAATAAATATTTTAAAACTATATATATTAAGACAGCATCGGGAGAGACAATAGAGATAACTCTGTTCTCAAGCGATAAGAGTGTCTTAGACTATCAAGCACAATGATCCGCACGGGGCAGGCTTTAGGCGGTTTTCAACTCCATTTGTACCGCCTTCCCACAACTACACATCTCTGTCTGCCCCGTACTATTCACATACTAAAGGAATCGAATAATGATAGACATACAAAAAGTATATGAGGACTGGTTGCGTAAAGGCAACGACCTCCATAGAAAGAAAAGGTATCAAGGTAAAGAAGAATGGTTTCATGCATCGTCTGCGGGGATGTGTATGAGAAAGCATTACTTCCAACATGTAGCAGATGTAGAGCCAACTGAGATAGATGACAATACTATGAGGTTGTTTCGACTTGGAGACCTTGTGCATGGCGACATACAGGAAGCACTGATGGATTATGCAAGGATTAATGGTTCTCAGATAATGATAGAGCGTGAGATACGATTGCCTGATGTAAACGTAAGGGGTTTCCTAGATGTTATTATTGTTGAAGATAACGCCCTATACGATATTAAGACGTGCAATGCTTGGAAGTGGAAAGGCTTGTTTGGTCGTAACCCAGACCCTAACCCATCTGTTAACTATAATATACAGCTAGGTACATACGGTTGGTGGTTTGAAGAAGAAACTGGGAACAAATTAAAGAAGTTGTCGTTACTCTATTATAACAAGGACAATTCAAGGATGAAAGAAAAAGTAATACCGACATCATATATACAGAAAGCAAAAGAGTATTGGTACGATGTCAAAAAGATATTTGAAACAGGTAATCCACCCATAGAGTTAGGAGTAGCTCCCGTATATAAATGGGAGTGCAACCCTAAGTATTGCAACTTCTATCAGATATGCGGAGGTGGATACAAAGAGAAAGGAGTCGACTTATGAGCGACAAACAACCCGATTGGGATAAGATAACAGAAGGTAAGATACGGCACGGTGTTGCTGTGGAAGCCTTTAGTAAGGGCATGGAACTTAATAAGGAGAACGCAAAGCTGATAGAGCAATGGGTTCAATTCATTATACATGGATATGATGGTATCAATGCCATACTTGAACAAGCACAGAAAGACAATAAATCCCTGTCAGATAGCGAGATAGAGGAAGAGATAATGGAGAAGTTTGACGGTGAGGTGGTAAAAGAAACTGACGATGAATACATTAAGAAGGAGATAGAAAAGGCTATAAAGACACTGGGACAGAAAGACAAGAACAAGGTTTTGTATCAGTTAAAAGAGGGAAGGATAACCCTTGATAATCTTCAGGCTTGTCTTGATAAGATAGGAACAATGAAACATTTCTAGAAGATGGTAGATATTGGAGATGCATTTTATCCTGCTGACGACAGTCAGTTCACACGATCTGTGCCAACTGGTAGGTACACGGCAAAGGTCGTAGGTATGGAGATATCTGAAAATGTTAAGTTTGGTCGGTATGTGGCAGATGTCTTTAAACCAGAATACGAAGTTGATGGAAAGGAACACCCGGAGTATGAGGCATGTGTGGTCAAAGATGATGGTGTGTTTCGATACAAGAAGGTAGGCGATTGTCAGTATGAACATAGAAAGAACTGGGGTTTTGCTAAGTTTATTTCTATAATGCAACTCCGCAAGGATGAGGGTAAGGGTGGGCAACTACCCTACCTTCACCTTGTCGATATCAAAGGTGCGAAAGTATTGATAGATGTTTCTATGAAAACATTTATGAACGACCTTGACTCTGAAATAAGGTATCCGGTGGCTAGGGCTATCCAACTTATTGAAACCGCTTCAGTGCCTTTCTAATGGATATACTTACAGAAAAAGGACAGGCATCGCTTCGTTATGAAAGAGAAATGCTAGACCGCATAAGACATTCTATATGTGCCGAGCATAAAAAAGGTTCTTATATCTTCGAGACGGATAAGGACATGGATGCAAAGGTAGATGGTATGATCGTGAAAGACGATCAGGTTACAGGAATATTTGAATCAAAGTGTAGGGACATGAGCATGATGGAACTTATAAACTATGGTTCTTGGCTTGTTACATTTGATAAAATCATGGATGGCAAGCGTCTTTCAGAAATGTTACGAGTTCCCTATCTCGGATTTTTATACCTTATAAAAGATAAGATAATCATGTACTGGAAGATAACTGATAAGTATGGGAACTTTTTATTTGACTTTGACGTTAGAAATACAAGAACACAAAAAACAATTAATGGTGGTAGTATCATAAGAACAAATGCATATCTACCGTTTAAAAAAGGGAATGAGTTATTATGAGTAAATATATATGCACAGCAAAAATAAAATATACCAGACAGGAGGTTCAGCTTCATATCAACGCTTTGAAGATGGCCTTGAATAGCCCTACCCTCTCTAATTATCGTGGTAGGTACGAAGCTTTACTGAAAGATATGAAAAGAATTAATGAGCAAATGCTCGACAAAGAGAATGATGCGATGATAAACAGAGATAAAAAAGAACAGACAGTTGAATCATCTGTAATTCAAAATGCGTAAGACGGTAAAGAAAAAGAATGTCAATGGTTACGACATGATAAAGTATTTATATGATTGTGACAAATGTGACTATGAGTACTGGAGTGATTCCAAGAGACTGTTTAAACGCTGTCCTAAATGTTTTGTAAAAAAAGTAAATAGCAAAATGAGGCTTGCAATATGAAAGACCCAAAGAATGTAAAACGTGGAAGAAGAGCACGGCAGAGAGGTGCTGAGTTACAGCGACAGGCTGTACGCATGGCAAAGGATGCCGGACTAGATGCATACAACAGAGATAGAGGTGGAGCACAGCATGAACAGGGAGACATAGAAATAGAAGGTCATTACTATGGATGTAAAAGACGTACCCGCATTGCACAATGGCTGAAGCCAGAGAAGCAGGAAGAAGGTGTTGTTATAAGGGAGGATAGAGGTAAACCCTACATCGTACTAGACTATGAATATTTCGTTAACTTATTATCTATAATGAAGGAGATGGCAGATGAGCGGGAGTAACAACTCAATAAAGAGAAGAGGACTTATAGCTTTTTATAAAAAACTTTTGAAACAGAATCGTATTAAGCAATACGGAGCGGCTTGTCAAAGATTAAGACAATTAGAAGAAAGACAATTACAACAAACGAGGTGGTTCGGAGTCAGATACAAGAGTGAGACAAATGAAAACAACTCTCTAGGTTTGGCGACCAAAGATCTGAACTGAACCATCTCATAAACAGGAGGCATGCATGGCCGAATACGAACAAAAAGACAACAGCTTTAAGCTGTGGAAGAACAAGTACAAAAAGGACGGAGATAAGAAACCGGACTACACTGGTAATGGAATGTTTGGAGGGGAGAAGAAAGACGTTTCTCTTTGGATAAACCAAGACAAAAACGGTGATAAGTACTTGTCTGGTCAAGCAAAAGAACCTTATAAGAAAGAAGACAGCCCTTTCTAGGTTCGATTAGTAATAAGGGGGCTACGGCCCCCTTATTTTAATTATAATTATTATGCTATACTTATATCCAAAAACTTTTTTTACGGCGAAATACGGGATTATAGAGGGGGTTTTTTTAGGCTATGTTTGAAAAATGTAGTAAAATAGAAAGGTCTTGTGGTTTTTGTACAATTTCTAATTATAATCCTACTATTTCTAAATATGATGATATTAAAAAAGAATTTTGTGGTGTTGCGGGTGGTTATGACACTCGTGTTTCATCGCTTCCAAACTGTTGGCTTAAAATGACAACTAGCCAAAGGACTACTTACGTTAAGAATAAAAAAACAGAACTACAACTATTAGAAATAAGGAGTGGATAGTGGATATATTAGATGACTTTCCAAAAGAAGAGAAGTTTTTGGAAAAAGGTCAAGGTAGGAAACTCATTAAGCTTATGGGAAGGCTAAGTCAGGGGAGCTTAGGGTTAAATGAATATTACAGAGAAATGGCTAAGTTCTGGAAAGAGAACGGGTTTCCAGAATGGGCTGAAGAGTTTAATGAAAGGGCTAAGGGCTAGAACTGAAAAAACTCAGAATACATATCCAGTAATTCATCGTGCCTTAATAGTCTCTTATATGCTTTATCACCTATTCTTTTTCTCAACTCCGCTAATCGTTGAGAATAAACCAAATCACTTTTACCCGGAGCTATTTTAGACTTAATAAGCAATCTTTTTCCAATAATTGACTTAGATATACTAGCCGGGTCTTTTCCTGTATCGCTAACAGCATCCACAATATACTTACTTACTGTAGATGGATCGTCTCCTCCCATGATAGCATCATAAGCCTTATTCATATTTCTTCTAAAGTTTTTAATTTCTTCGTCTGGCTTTGATATGTATGTTCCACCATATTTGTTTTCAAACTTCCATCTATAATAGGCACGAATAGCATTATCATCTTTTTTGGTTTCTGGATTACCAAGACCTACACCAACTAAAGTTTGTTTAAACACTCGATTGGCAGGAAAGAATCTTTCACCAAACTTTATTGCTCTATCCATAGCTTCATCATAAGTGTATCTTCCTGTTCCCCGTATTGCTTGAGTCAATTCTTTTCCCAAAACCCAAGGATAAAAAACATCCATAACACTTTCTTTTCCTCCGGCCGTAGACTGAATGACTTGACCGTACAACCCGGCAAATGTCGTATATGCCCAACTTTTTGCAAGAAACTCCAAAGGGTTTTCTTTTACTTCATTCCATTTTATTTCAACATTGTCTCTACCACCATATACAAATGCTAATAAAAACTGTGCCGTAGCACCAGAAACAGCTCCTCCAAACAAGTCACTCATTACTGATTGTGTCACATTTACTAGCTTTTTATAGTCTTGTTCAGCGATTGACTCATTAATTGCTTTTGAATTTGTTCTAACGATTCTATTAAAAGACCTTATTTTCATTTGAGCGTATGTTTCAAAAGCCGTTACAGCTCTAAAAATTCTTGCTTGTTCTAATCTAGATTGCTCACCTGCTCTTTGAGCACCGCCAGTTAAAGCGGCCGGGGCTCTTCTAATCAAAGCATCATACAATTCTTGAGGTGCTTTTCCAGAAACCATTAGTTCTGCATTGGGTCGTGAAAAACCCATTTCCCTTAAAAGAATAACGTCTTTACCTGTTCCTTTTTGATTTTTAAACTTTTGTACTTTATTTGAAGCCACAACAGCACTTATTTTCTCTTGAAATTCATTTAAATACCTGTATAAAAATGCACTTCTTTGAGCTTCGTTTAGTTGCTTAACTCTGGACTCTACAGGCCTTACTGGATTGGTAGCTAGGTTGGTAACATCAGAAGTAAATGCACCTATAGAGTTTAAAGTAGCCTCTAAAGCTTTTGCTTTTCCAGATGGCAAACCTAATTTTAAATCGTACACTGCCTTTATCAAACCCGGTGTTCCAGAAAACCTTCTTATGTTACCTAAAAATTCAGGAATATTTGGGACTACGGAAACAGATAATGAAGTAGCTCTTACAGTATTGTAAGCACCTTTAACAGCTCTCATAGCCTTGCCACTCATAGAACCCGCTTCTAATATAGGAGCCTCAACAGGTGCACCGCTTAAAGCCCTGACCATTTCGTGAAATTCTATCGTAGTGCCACCCTCGGATTCTATTGCTTTCTTAAATTTATTTACTGTGCTAGTGTTGTTTATTTCCTGACCAAACGTAGTAGCAACGCCAACCCTAGCGGCTCCTGTTTCAGCTAATCTCTGAGCGTATTCATAGGGTCTGTACTCTACTAAAGGTATAATATCTCCACCAACTTCAATAGCATGTGGTATATGTTTCCATTTACGGCTATGTTCTACTTGAGTAGTTCTTGTTGGATTCTCTGTAGACTTTCCAGAAATATTATCGGTAAATTCTTTAAAATACTCTCTTACACTAGCCTCAGAGGTTCCTGTCGCTTGAGCAAATTTAGAGACCATTTCTGAAAACTCTTTTGAGCCTGCACCCTTACCTAATATAGCATAAAACTCATTAGACATAATCCTTGGTGCTATCTCTCTACCTATCACCTTAAAAGGCCTAGGAACGCCATCTTTCCCCTCTGTGTAAATATTGTTTTGTTCAAATATTCGACCCCTTCCCTCTATTAAATCACGTTGCAATTCAATAAGAGGCTTTTCCCTAGGGCTTGTTTTAATAGTGCCTTCAATTTTTCCATGCAAGTTTGACTGTAAAATTTTATTACCACCTATATCAACTTCTACAAAATCAGAAAGTTCCCTAACTATTTTACCATCCTCACCAAATCCTTTACCACTAAGCCCTAACACCTTATCAAGTGTTGGTGCCAGTTCACCCCTAACCTGCTTTTGCTTATCAATGACCTGTCTTCCCAACTCTGCTGATTGAATAGAAGACTGGGTGCCCACACTAGCAGTACGTTCAACCATATCAGAAAAAACATAATTATAAACCTTAGTAACCAAATTTCTTTTATTAGTTACTGGTGGATTATTTGTAGATGGGGTAACAAAAGATATACCACTATCTTCTTTGTCTTTTTTACTAATTCTATTCATTGCATTTTTGTACAATTTATTTATTTCCCCATCAGTATATTTTTTTGGTCTCTTCTTTCCTGACCCAAACAAACTTTTTAATATTGCGGGGCTAGGTATTCCAAAAAAAGCCATCAATTCAATGCCTTGACTATCTGCCCTTTCCTGAACGTCTCTTCTTAATTCTTTAGCTTTTTGATTGGAGTCCTCAAGCCTTTGTCTCTGTACCAAAGTAAGGGTTTCACTTTTTAATGACTGCTCATTTGACCTTATCGTAACGTCTAAATCAGCATATTCTTTTTGCAATAAATACCCTTTTGCTTTTTTCTCAAACGCCTCCTTTACAGGTAACTCGCCCACTGTTTGTTTTGGCGGTTTAACAACCTCAGCTACAGGAGCTATTTGTTTTGTGGGATTAACAGGAACTTCTACAATAGAATTGACTTTTACAGGTTGATTCTGCAACTTAGATGTTTCCAGTAACAATTCTAGTTGAGTACCTTCGCTACCTACTCTTCTCTGAGCTTCCTCAGCAATCCTTTCCCTAGGTTCTAATTCTATTAACCGCACTGCTTTTCGACCTGCATCAGCAGGATGCAAGGGCACTTCTAACATTGGATCTGGCTCAAAGGGGCGGTTAAGTATATCCCTTTCTTGCAAGGTCTTATCAAGCCTTTCCTGTTCTGACCTAGCTCTTCTTCTCATTTGAAGCTGAACTTCTTTCGTGCTTGGAGTTGTTTTGGGTCTTACTCCACTTTCTGTTGGTATTATATCTGCCCTAGGTTGAGATTCAAGAGCATATTGCTCTCTTGGTAAAGTTTTAATTTTTTGTATTAAAGAAACCTTGGAATCTTTAGAAGAAACCTCAATCTCTTTAGACTTTAAAAACTTTACTAATTCTGATTTTGGAAATTGTGTAGATAAAGATTTTTTAGAGAATTTTGTAAGGTTTACTTCTTTTGTACTTGGAGTTGTCTTGAGTTCCAATGCTTTATTAATTTCAGCTTGCCCAACTCCAATTTCATTTAGCCTTGAAACCTTAGAGTCTATTTGAAATTGTAAGTCATCTAAAACTTTTTGATTAGAACGATTTCTCTCTAAAATGTTCATATCTTCAGACAATCTTTTTATTTCCTGATTTAATTGAATACGTTCACTGACAGGCTTAACACCACGTCCCTCAGGTTGTAATACTTTCACATCTGAAGGTTTTGCCTCAGCACCTATCTCTTGTATAACCGTTCCTCTGTTTACCTTGGTAGGTGTCTTACCCTCCATAGCCAGCTCTAAAGATGTTTTAAGTTGCCTACCAACAGTATTTGCAACCACCTCTAGGGGCTTTCCTGTGGTTTCTACGATACCTTGCAACTCTTTAGCAACGGTTTCTGTAACTTGCTGTTGTTGTTTAGGACTGGTAAAAGATTTAATTGCTTTTATACCAATAATAGTCCCCGCCGCATCTAAGTAATTATCAAATGTTAATTCCTCTCCAGCTAATAAAGTTGGCACTGTGCCTAATCCAAAAACCTCACCAGAAAACTCACCAACCTTAGCACCTATTTCACCGGTAGCTTTTCTACCAGCCATAGTTCCAGCGAGTCCAAGTGACCCAACTGTAACGCCCGTCACCGTTCCCTTTAGTGTGGCAAGCAATGCTTCTATAGGGTCTACAGAGCCAGTGGTCTCTATTTGCTCTGCAATATTAGCACCTGCATCAAATGCAGAAAACCCACCAGCACCACCTACAATTCTTTGGAAAGCATTTTTGGTAAACACCCTAGCCTCAGGAAGCGTCATGCTTGTTCTTTTTGCTAGTAAATTAGCGGCCTCATCAGCGTATTTACCCACTTGTTTTACTTTGCCTAACTGACCCCCAAATGCAAAAAGTGCCGCATCTACAGGCATGACCATAGATATAGCACTAGAAGCAATCTCCTCCCATCTCTCAGTAGGATAGTCACTAATATCAACATCTTGTTCTAGGCCAATAGACCTAAAAACAGAACCGGTTACAGAGTTTTCCATACCCAAATTAACAATATTTGGTGGAGTACCACCTACCCTAGAGAACACTGTTTTGTATGCCTGCTTAGGGCTTTTGCCTTTTTTAATCTCCTTAGACATTTCCTGATGCAACATTCTCTTATTAAAGAACTTAGCAACATCCTTACTATCAGGAGTAAAAGGCAATCCCAATGCTCGTCTTTGATTATCTAGTTCTTCTTGAGCCGCTTTACCAGAGGGTGCACCATCAAAAAACTGATCTTGTTTTCCTAGCACCTTAGACACAGGTATTCCCATTGCAAACTTTGGTTGACTGCTTGTTAGGTTGTTAATTTTTTTATCAGGGTCTGGGTCAGACACAGCTCTCATAATATACTTAGGATTGTCTTTATTTTGCTCAAGAGCTTCTCTTAATTTATTTCTTTGTAAATCAGCTTGAGAAATATTAGGAGCAGAGAGTGCTTCCTCATCAAAGAAAACATCGCTTGCATTTATAGACGGCTCTAGAGAAGAAACTTTTAATTCAAATGTTTCGTAGTCTGGGAGTTCGTATTGATCTGCAAGAGAATCATAAAAAATCCTACGTTTTTTAGAGTCTTGCATTTTACCACTAAAAGAATCGTAGGTTCCAATGTCGTATTGCTCCGACACTGTGTTATATAATGACTGTAGAGACTCCTTTGGCATACATTAATTAAAAGCCGGGTATTTTTATTTTTGTAGACTCTGCTGAAGCCTGATTCATGCCGGGAAACCTTGCCCGGGTAGACTCCGCTGTAGTTGAACCGGGTGGAGGTATTGTTAAACCCCCAGTTTGATTATCTAAAGTTAAGCTTTTGATTTGAGTTAATAACGCCTCTCGCTCTCTTTCTTTTTCTAACACTTCATCAGCACTCATCCCAGCCCTACCAAAAGTCAATTCTCTATCTAACGAAGACAAAGCAGATGTTAATCCTCGAATAACCGCAGTAAGGGGTGGTTGTTTTACAACATCAGGAAAAGCCCTTTCTCCCGTATCTGAATAGCGTTTATAGCCACTCGCATCTGCAATAATTTCTCTTTTCTTGGGGTCTTTTAATGTGGTAATGTTTTTTATAGCACCAGATGGGTCGTATTGAGATTGTTGTAGAATGATTTTTGCATTAGGATTGTCTTTATTTGCATTATACCACTCTTGAACTTGGGATCGTAATAGTTTATTATTAATAGATTTTATCTTTGTTTTTACTTGGCCTATTCTAGCTTGATTATTTCTAACATTAGGATTGTTAAGTAAATTGTTATAATAATCTAATTGTTCGCTATCAGTCTCAGAAACCTCTAATGGGTTCAACATTGCATCAAACGCATTAGATTCCTCTTCAACCGTTCTACCTGCCTCTTGAATATTTTCATTCTCTGAACTAAGCATTGCTTTAGCTCTAGCAGATTCAGGAAGTGAGTTTATCAATGTTAATTCATTTCTGAAAACCTGTTGTTCCTGTGCATCATCATATCTTTTATCTGCAAGTTGTTGTTTACCAAGCTCTAACTGGTTTCGTTGGAATTGATTAACATAACCCGGAAGATTGTCTAAAAAGTCTGCAAAAGGATTGTCGTATTGACCGGGAGCCATACGCTGTCTTCTGCTATATATACTTCTAGGGCCGTTAGCCATTATGCTACCTGTTCAAAGGATACATCAACCTTGCTATAGTCTACAGCAAGATATCCATTATCAGCTTCAAAAGATGCCCAAGGAACATCTTGTGCCATTACACCGCTATAAACACCATCCCCATGTCTTTTGTCCTTGTATTCAAATGTGTATATATTAATACCACTGTCAGATAAACCGACTAAATTGATGTTTTCTTTTAGTCTTATATCGCTAAGATTAAAATTTCCAATACTAACGTACTGTCCCTCTTCTTCAGACCAAACATAAGTCTGCCCAAGATAATTAACAGCACCTTGGTTTACACTTGGTAGGCTAGTGACTACAGACGGTGCCGTTGTGACTTTGCCAAACTCACCCCCACCTGTAACAATGTCTGCCGCAGTACCCAAGACTTGAGACTGATAAGCTGTTTGCTCATCCTGTATCTGATCCTCAAGGGATTTTTGACCGCCCTCTACTGCTTGAGCTATAGCACTTTGTTGTGCACCAAATCCTCCGCCACCACTAGACAGGCCTTGTCCGGCGGTCATTCCAAGTAAGCCTTGCCCTAATTGCTGACTAGCTTTTCCTACGCCAGTAGTGTCAAAACCTTGAAACAACGCTAACTGCTCAGGTGTAGCTGTCATACCTTGTTGCTCTAAAATAGTCTGAGCTGTAAAGCCTCCATTCTGCATACCAATATAACCACCATCTTCAAGACTAAGCCTTCTAACACCACCACCAAATAACCTATCAAGGTACGGTGTAGCATCGGCAACTTTTGGAGTTGCCAATGGGGTGTTTATATAATTTGGAGTCCCAAAAAACGATTTACTAAATAGTTCACCAGTACCTCCCGAATATCCAGTCACTCCCTTTCCCATGCTTAATGCCTTAATTCCTTGTCGCCCTGACTCCGTAAAAGGATTATACTGACCATATTGTCCACCACCCGGAGTAAGCCCTGCTGTAAGTCCAGCCTGTGCACCCGCCATTAACGAGCGACCCAACATACCCTTATTATATTCATCACTGGCTTCATCTATATCCCTAAAAGATTCTTGTGCATACACAGTACCACTTTCATCATAATCTTTTGCTTTGCCCGCACCAAGCCTCTCACCTAAGCCTTTTCCTAAGCTTGTGCCTATCGCCGCACCACCGGGGCCTAACAATCCTCCAGCTAAACCACCAACTGTACCTAACACAGAACCAAATAGACCGCCTCTTTTTTGCCTTTCGGCTTCTTCTCTTTGATAATCTTCTAGTAACCCAAGGTCGTCTTGTTTCTGTAGGGCTCTTGCCAATAAAGCGGCACCTCGTGTTTTAGGTTTGCCAAAGGGTTGTGGTTTGCCAAAGCTACCACCAGTTTGCATGCCCATTAAATTAGGAGATTCACCCAAGTAATAACCGGTCATGTTTGGGCCAGACGATAGCGGTTCATAACCTTTTGATTTGTTAGAGTTGTAATCCATGGTGTGATTCCTTTGAATTTAATAAAACTTTTATCATAATGACTATACTATATTGTCACTATCGTCTTCCAAATGGAAGTGACCCAGAAAGCTTTAGAGCTTGTTACTATTCCAGCATCAGACGCAGTTATTGCAAGAGCTACAACATCGCCAGCATCGACAGTAGGAGTTGCACTCCAGTCTGATTGGTTGACCGTTATTGCTGTATGATCTACAAAGGATGTTGAATATGTATAATTACATAAAGCATCAGTCGTATCATCACCATCATCTTTCTTCTCTATGGCAAATACAATATCATCAGCATTGTCGTCAAGGTCAGGTGGTTTTACTATTAGCTTATGACAGGTCATCTTAAATGGGGCTAAAAAACCCTGTCCAGTTCTGAAAGTCCCAAGTTCTGTGTCATTAAACCAAGGTAGGTAAATTTTACTTGCGTCAACATCAGCAGTAAAGTTATGTGAAAAAGCACGGTAGTCAACGAAAGAAGAACTATATTCCAGCCTAGAAGTTTTGAGAGTACCACCTACTTTATTACCCTCACCCTTGGTCATATCAGAACGCCATAGCTGACCTCTTTCTTTTCTATATCTAGACAGGACACCATCCCTACCAAAGAACAAGACCTCTTCGCCTTCTCTCATTGACTGTATAGATGGTTGGTCTTTAACGACCCTTATCTTGTCTTGCTTTCTATTGGCAATAAATCTAGTGGCTCTATCCACTACACACCTTTTCTATACAATGTTCTGTATTCTATAGATATGTCATTGATATACACCTTTGCAGATGTACTACTTGTATTAAGCTGTAAAGACACTTTATTACATACAACTGGAGAAGAAGGGGTTATCTTTACTTTTGCCCAGTTACTAGCGGAAGCAGATATAGTTCCAGCGAGTGCCGTTGATGTATTCTCTTCTTCAAGCAAGGTAAACATATTTGTTAATGCGACATCAGACTTATAAGTAATATGAACCGCATAAATCTTTTTTACTTGAGCAATACCTCCAAAGTCAAAAGCTTTAGTAGTGAAACGAACACCATCATTTGCAACTACGGATCTATGCAGTTGATAAATATCTACCGAGCTACCCGTGTCGTGAGCTATTAACGTGTTACTACCCTCAGTGTCTACGGAATTTGTAAGCCCATCATTTGTATCTAAAACAAAGTCTTTAAGCAATGTAAAGTTCCCTTTCTTTAAATCGCACATATACGCATCGCCATCATTATCAAGGCTCTTTACAATAAACGCCATAGACTCTTGTTCGTCATATATAATACCAGTGGTTGCACCCACATGACCACTCCAATCACTATCACTAATTTTATTTTCTTTTAAATTCGTTATGGAAGACCCATTGTATAAATACAACCCTTGTTCATTTGCCCACAATACACCATACTGGGTTCTTTTTACTGCCTCTGGGTGAGCAACGCCCTGATACTGCTTACTGTCTTCTAAAAACCAATTACGGTCATCTCCGGCTATATTAATAATGTCTAAGCTTTTATTCTTGTACGCTAGTAGTCTGTCCGCATAAGCCTCTATAGCAACATACACATCTGCATCACCCTTAGCCGCTTCTATAAAATTGTCCGATGGAAAAGTGTCGTACCTATTAGGCATAGAATACATAATTCTATCAGGATAAGACTTAACAATAGCTTCAGCCTTAGTCGAACCTGTATGTTCATCTTTCATAGTCACATTGCACACAAATACTCTGTTATTAGCAACAACAGAATCTTTCCAGTGTTCACTTGAGTCGCCCAATGCATTACTAAACACACTTGATCTAAAACCGTTAATAACCTCATAGGTAATAAATCCAAGCTCGGTTACTCTAAAATTGTTTGCAACGGTTCGGTCAGGGCAAGAGTAAAAGCTACCTGTAAGGGTCAAAGTGACTCCAGTAGCAGTTGCTGTAGCACTAACAGCACTACCATCTGAATCATGGAGCGTGATAATATTACTAGCATTGTTAGCCGCTCCCACAAAAGTATTATCAGGAATACCTGATCCGGAAATAGCCATTCCTACTACAGCAAGGTCATTGGATGTGTTTTGCACAAGGGAAGGACTTGACGAAGAATGAGTATTGCCAGTTAGTGTCTCGCTTGGGTTATTCCAAGCCGTATAACTATCCGATAGTTTTGTCCTACAACCTTTTCCTAAGTCTATATCCAATAGCATAATGTACTCAGAGTCCCCTCCCTGCTTTCTTATGTATAGCCTACCACCAGATATTCTTTCATCGTATGGCCCAACGGTAGCTATATTAACAGACAGGGCCTTAAATTCATTTTCCTCCGCTATAGTATGAGTAGCTGTGTATGCAAACGGCAAAGACTCTTGATTTCCATCGTATATAAAAGTTTGAGCAAACTCATATACCCCACTTTCTATTAACCCATCTTCATCTGTTTCGGTAGTTATCGCTATGTTAAAACCACTTCCAGCGGTTAATGAAATAGCGGCAGAAGAATCATTGTCTTGCGTTTTTTGATAACTAGCCAGTACACCAGTATCCGCTGTACTCGATGCTATTGTACCATCGCTAGGTGGAGCTAAGTCGTTATTTTTAGCAAAATAATTCATGTAAGAATTGTCATCATCAGATGCGTTAGCACCATCAAAATGCCTTCTCTGTATCCAGCCATACCATTGAATTTTACAGTCATTCTTATCGGTAGTGTCACAGCATCGAATAGAGTCTTCTACCTTGTAATACTTTACCTTTGATGCGATGGTAGTAGCCGATGAACGAAGTGCAATAACATTATGTGTGTAATTATTTGCAGTTGTTGAAAACACGTCAATATCATGTGCCGCAGGATTCGCCAACAATATAATCTGATCGCCTAATGAAACACCTTTTAAAGTAGCACCCCAAAAAACTTGAGGAGGACTTTCAATCGCAATGGTCATTGCCCTGTCAAAAACAATATTATTACTATTCACATCAACTACACGATAAAGTCCTTGAGCCGACCTGTCTATTCCGTTAGCCGGAAAAGTAGTAGCAGTCATGTGTACTAAAGTCCCTACGGGAAAGGAAGATGCTAAATTTTGCTGGGTTCCACTAATCTTATACTCCAGCTCCCTAAGAGAGCCACCATTTGTTCTCGCTATAAAACCAGTTGCAGAACCTTCACTGTCATCATCCCCCGCAATAGAACTTGTCTGAGCAACCGTTACAGGGTCTCTAATATAGTCTGTTTCAAAGTAACCCAAACCATATCCGGGCTGTACCGTAGCTATTTCATCATTGTTGTAAGCACTTATTTTATTATTAGTAGAATCCTTCATGCTATAAGCAGGTTGTAAACTGCCATGTATGTTAAACATTACATTTCTAGCAATAGAAAATTCACTTTCCGATATGTCAGCAACGTCTTTAAGGGTATTTAAACCACCGCTAAAGTCATTGAG